AAAAACAAAATTGGTGGTTCCGTAGACGCATGGCTCTTGTAGCCCTCAGCAGGTCTGGTGCCTTTTCTAGGTCTGGTGCCTGCTGAGTAGTCGTCGACAGCATCTCTTCACTGGCCTGATGGAAAAAAAACCTTTTGCCGCTACATCGGAAGACAAGGACAATCTGGGTCCAAGAACATGCTAGAGAAGGGCCAGAGGGACCACTTTCAGCGATGCTGCTGTTTTTGTTAATTTGTATCTCTTTTCTCTCTTCTTTTTTCTTAAATATTGAAGGATGTGCCTTAACAATTACAATGGTAACCTGAAGAGAACCCGCGAGTGCATATAGTCAATCATTTCTGTTTTTCTGACCTGGGTTTTATGGGTCCTACCTAGGCCTATCTCAATATCCGTAGAATCTGCAATAGATATTATACGTTCATAACTTCTGTCAAAGAACACATGAGTCTCAAGAGCACACATCTGGGCTATCTCTACTGACCAAGTGTCATACTCTACGCGTGACGTCAACTCTGAGAATTCCGAGTAGAAGGACGAAAGAGCTCCCTTGAAGTCCAAAAAAGAAGACCGCCCGCCTGTCAGCTCATCCCATAACTGCTCTTCGGGGACAGTGCGGTCCTTCGAGAAGAAGGAGAAGACTCGAGGTCTCTCAACCACTGGATATTTTCCTCTTAGTTCGACTATCATTTGTGATATATTAGTGTAACGGACTCTATCCCTGGGAGACCACCACATCAGAACTAGGATTCCAACAGTATCTCCTATTAATCTCATGTCTATAACGTCACAGAACTTGATTACCACCTCGAGATAGGAGATGAGCTCATGAGTCTTGAGAAATACCTTAGTGATGACAGAAAAGCGCCCAGTGTTCTCTCCGAGTAGTGCTCGGATCTCAGGGATTGATAGCCGAGGCTGAACATCAATAATGAGTATGGATTCAGATGGCAAAGACGACAGGAAAAGGTGTCGGACGACATTGTCCTTAAAATCACCTGATGAAGAAAAAACCAAGGGGCTATAAGAGAAACGTCGATACCTGTGGCACGATGTAATTAGACCCGGGATCGAATCTGGCGTCAGGGTATCTTGCTCTAGGTTGCTCCTAAGATCAAGCCCTACTACCTTTTTGACACCACTAAGGAGGCAGATGTATGATGCCCCCCCAAGACCGACTCCAACTACTCCAACTATTCGCTTGCGTACCCAATCGGCAATCAATTGCCAGTCATAGATAGAGGGAGTTGTACCACCGAGAATCCTCCCGGAGTTCCAGACACAATGACGCAGGAGATCCGGAGAGTCATCATAAATACCGAGACGAGATATATCTTGGGCGGAAATTACGGTCATTATACCTGTCAAGGTGTAATATACAGGTGGAGGTATCTCTTTGACTTCCCTAGCACTGGGTAGAAGACGAGCGGACCTCAACGCCTCCCTGTGATCGGATTGAAGTAGCCGTAGCATAGACCCAGACATTATTTGCAGCAAGAACTCGCGTGATTCCCCGGTGACGATGCCGCCATTGATCAGTCGCTTAAAGAAATCATAGCATAGACCCATCTTCATTGTCTCTCCTTTGCTATCATTGAACCCTGGAAAGTGACGGGATATTAAGGACTGCTTCCATGCCTGTAGGCTATCGCCATCTGAGACAGATGAGATCATAACGAGTCCAAGCAATGCCATAACATAGCGAGAGCTACACCCGCCTGCTTCTGAAGCAAAGATGGTGGTACAGGTCCTCAAAAGTTGCCGGATTCTTAGCATATTGTCAGCCATTGCTCTGACCTTCATGGCTAGCTTAAAACTCGACCGAGCCATCCTCGGCATATAATGGTATTCTTGTCCTATTTGGAGCTCTATCACTAGAGGATCTTTAGCTAAGATTGGGTGGTGGAGATATTGCATGAGAGGAAGGGACATTGCGTGAGATGCATTGTAGAGGTAGCTCGAAAAAGGTGTCTTATCCTCCTCTCGTGCAAATGAAGTTATATAGCATCTGCTAGACTCAAGCAGTGCAGCCTCTGCCACAGATTTGAGAACCACTGTGAGACCTAGACAGTTGAGCTCTGCAAGGTCAATAGACCACTTCACTGTCGTGCTGTTCTGGTTGTCGGTAATGAAGTCTAACAGCCCTCCTCCACTTATACCATTTAGAATACTGGCTCTGATTGCAGCAGAACATAGATTGACTACTCCTTCGTTGATCTCTTCAACTTCCGGAATGAGCTTCTTATGAGGGATCGGACCTTTCAACAAGATTATCGATGCATTCTTATCGTACATCAAGGAATTATGGATGAAGTCTGGGATCAGGATATCATATGTATACCCTTCGATAGTCACGCCTGGGTCATCAAGTGGAAGGAGATCGTCACAAGGTAAGCAGATTGTGACCTCCATGAAGCTCCAATCGGAATGATCAAACCAGACTGACATAGAAGCAATACCCATAGCCATCAAGAAATGCTCTTGAAACATGACTGGATAATCGTCTGAAGAACCTGAGATTGCTCCGCAGTGGTCAGAGTCTAGGACACAATGCGTAGCAAAGTTGCCGAGTCCTGTAGTGAATGCTCCTTGCTCCTCTCGTTTTGAGTGGTGTCGGTGTTCAATAGTGCCCCCAATTTGTCTCCCTAGTCTTTTGGACTCTGCAATATCGATAGGAGAGCGAGACAGGGCCACTCGATTAATTAGATCCCTTAGCTCAGGACTGGTCCCTGTGAGTGTGGCGAGTCTACTTAGCTTCTTGACTTGTGCAACAGGGCCAGAGTCTCCTATAATCTTGAACCCATAATCTGATCTCTTCTCTCTCGTTCTAGATCCCCTATAAGGGACATGAGGTCCCCTTGAGAGCGAAGGATCACCCGAATAGTATACCCGGCATTTGACGCCTTGAGTTCTAGTTGGGACAGGGGAGATCTCGACAGAAAAGGCGCCTGGGACATAAGAAGATACACCATAGATTGGGACTCCGTTAGTACTCCATGCATTGCGTAGATCATTGACAAAGGGGACAATTTGACTCTCCATCAAAGGGACACGCCGAGTCTTAGCAGGAACCGACAACAACCTCACCATTGTCTCGACAAACTCTCTGCCGCTGACGTTATGTATCGATGATGAGACGTCATAACCTTGGGCTCTAGATGCCTGCTGAATAGTGCGCGTCTCTATAAACATCTTGCAAATAGTATCAACTGTCTTGCAACATGAGCTATCATAGATATCTCGTGCCAGAACAGGATTGAAGGGTCGAATAGAAGTCAACTCCTCTATTAGTTTATCCTTATAATCTTCCATCACAGTTGATAAGAGCTCGACGATATCTCTGTTTTCTGTGTTGCTCCTAAGATACGTAAGAACTGTGTCTTCAGTCAATGAGGCTACTGTCTTGAACCGGGCAATTGGAATCGAATACGGGTCCTGTAAGAGAGTGTCAAAGCTCGGGTCCTTTGAATTCCAAGCGCGAGTTTGCAACGCTCTCAAAAAAGAGGAGACAGAAGGAGAGAAGGATGATGCCCGAGACATATCAGCTATTGCTTTTGATAATGGGTCAGCACCCCCTTTGTAGATGAAGTCAACCGGTAAGAGAACGGGAAGACCACCAACACTATTGGGCACCCAAAGAATCCGACTTAGCTCAATAGGGGTAATACTCAGAAGCCTCGTCTTATCAACTCCTGATATCGTATCAAACTCGACCCTATCTAACTGAAGAATTGATATAAGCTCCTGGATGAAGAGATAGCAGGAGATCTCGTACGATACCCACGGACGACGGTTACGTTCAGCAGCAGCGACTCCTGCTGCCCAGATGGCTCCTAGTGACGTCATGATAGAAGGAAGTTCTCCACTGACATAAGGGAATATCCTCGAATGAGACTTGACCGATAAGAAGTATTCGCTACCAGAGATCCATACATCCTTCGAATATGTGATGACCGTGCGAGATTCTAAACATTCTTCTCCCTTCAGCTCCTGTCCCACATCTGAACAGCATGTCTCCAGTATCTTATAGGCTCGAGAACGCAATCTACAGATCTGATCGAATAAACTCACGTTGAGATCTCTCAGATGGGTGTTGCGAAAGATTTGATTATCGCCCTGTCCAAAGTGGATCCTGGATCCACCGATGAGGTGAAGAGCCGTCTCTATCATTGCGTAGGTCAGGATTGTCCAGTGCTTCTGGCATATCCCCTCGAACCCCCCTTTGTGGCCATACCAAATAAGTGAAGATGGAGGTGGATTAATCGTCTCTATTCCGTCCGGTCTTAGGCGCGGTGTTCTCACGACAATCACAGAGGTTTCGAAGAAATGATGAACTGTGGTGTACACACGACGCATACCGAATAACATGTTTAGATCCCTTCCTACTGCATTCGCTACGACCTCTCTCCATCTAAGATTCCATCTGCTGAGATCACACTCGTACATGAGAGATATCAGCTGATCGTTACTCATGACCTTAGTTAACTTGTGGAACATGTTCTGGATCCAGATCTTATCCTTCGTCATGGTCTCCCTGTCTAAGTAAGGGAAGATCGTGTCAGCTAGATTACTCTCAGAGATTGTGAAGAACATTCTCATCTCAAACACCAGCATCGCAAACATTCGTGCTGCAAGTTTAAACTCACGCTCCTTGGGGAACAGGCTTACAACCTTCCAACAGTCAGGAATCAGATCATCTTCTACTAGCTGAACTACACTTCTCCCGGAGACTTGTTGTCTGCTGAGCAGCTCGAGGAGGAGCCTCTTAGATGACCTTGACTCTTTAGAAGCATCCCAGTAGCAGTCCATCTCATCTCGATAATAGGAGATAGCCTTGTCATCCATCAAGTCTAGATAGTTGTCATGGTAGTTAAAATCGAAGTTCTTTTCAAAGACAACTCCGTTCCAATCATTCAGGTCTATATCATCAGGTGTAAGCCCTAGATAGTCCATCATATAATACCTATGGAGCCGTGTGTTCTTGGCCTTATCTGAAAAAAACATAGCTGGCCACATCCTCTCTTTCCGGATGTATCCACAGAGGAACATTGACCTCCAGGTATTCCGGAGTCGCTCCACTTTATCGGGCTCGATCCTGATATTTTCCAATGCTTCCTTGGCAGCACTCTGTCCTCCCCTCTCGGCGTAGATAAAAGGATGCCCGATTGCCTTCTGGACACCAAAAAGCTCCACCACTTCTTCGATTGTGCTTTCTAGCATTAGTGTGGTATAGTCAGTTAACTGCTCATCCAGGAAAGAGGTAGAGGCTGCGGATGTTAAGCCTAGCTTGTTGAACTTTTTCTTGATCTTTGCCAACATCTTTTCATAAGGGCCCCCAGCAGCTAGCTCGGGGTCTGTCGCAGAGGACATATATGCTTTTGATAACGCTTCAGTCTGCTTCGCAAACTCATAACCCTCATTACCAAGAGTCTCCACCCAAGCAGCTTGCCATTTCCACTGCTGCTCTAGGCGAGCTTCCATAGTAACAGGGAGGTCCAACGAGCGGGAGGCTAAACATGATCTATACCTTACCCGTAGGATATCAAGCGAGGATAAAAACATGTCATAGCTCCCGATCTTACAGCATCGAGTCTTCTGATCAAAGAAAACCACATACTTATCTGATAGGATGATATGGGATGATATAGCTGTTCGGAGAAGACTGACTTGTATCTCCCGGGACCCTCTTCCTCTCTGGAGCAACAGAGCTGCTTGTGCCTTAAGCAAAGATCGAGATCGCTTATAATAGGAGGAGGCACGAGGGGAAATCGATAGTGAAGGACTCCAAGATATGCCTAGAGTCTTATAGTATTCGACTAGAGACGTGCAATGGATTCTCCATATATCCATCTCTGGCCCAGTGTGACAGGGAAGCTCCTCACAGGTCTCTGCCACAAGGATCTGATCGTATGGTTTCATGACTGAGATGTGGTGTGCTTCGCAATCACTTGAGCAAGGGGAGACACACGCATGGAGATCTATATCGGAAGACCCTATCACTTTCTCTACCATTTTCTTCAGATGTCTTTGAGAAGGTGTCAATGAGGAAGAGTATGCTACAGAGAAGATATCTTCCTCCAATCCGTCAGCGATAAGAGGGTTGTCTAGATGCTGTGCAACAAAGAAGCGTCGCCCCGACTGTCCTTGGTTGAGATCGAACGAGAAGAAGCTGTCCATCTTGGAAACCCGGATGATGTAGAGCTGTGAGATGAGTGGTTTTTTGTTAGTCTTATAATTGACTCGAGGTACTTTCCTCGAGTTCCTCCAACAGGGGTATCTGAGACGGTGTAACTTCTTCGGTATAATCAATCAGAGATGCAAGGCGGATGGAGAGATCACCAAATTCCTCAACAATGCCTGGGATCGAAGATGAATTCTCAAGAGGCGCTTGGAGGACAAAGGTCTCATAAGGGCCATTCTCACGAGGTCGTAGAAGGCCCGACACAAGACGATTATAGAGGCGATGAAAGGTAGAATTCATACGACTCATCTTAGACCTAAAATGTCTCAAAGTTCTACGACTCACTACACTCTCAGCCCAAAGTAATATATCTCTGTTATTCTGAGCCCTAAAAGACCTCAACATTGAGGATCTCTCACGAGGACTTCGAGGCACGATGGTCAAAGTACCTCTGTGAAAATTCCCAGCTGGGTCTTCATACCATAGGTCAGGATACCCGGGATGAGTCTCTGCCTGGATTGTTTCCACTGAGTTGGGCAAAGCTGCTAGACCAGGAACTGTGAGATTCGGTGGACACAACCGAGCCACTATACCTGGGATGTCATCCAAAGCCACATCCATAGCCCTAAGATGAAGACTTAAGACTTCGTTTTTTTCTCATCCCCAGTTAATAGAATAGCTAACAACATAGCAATACAACCCATCATAGTAGGGTGCATAATACAACTAGATCCTACAAATAATACCTTCAGTCAACAGAGCCTGCATCCTCCTTCGGCTAGTCTTACACAAAGCCTCCCCCTCTTATATACAGTATTCGAGACACTTTCACTCCCCTCGATCAGATCCACTGCTCTCAGTAGCATTGTCAGACGGATCGGGGTCAGACAATGACATTGAGGAGAGAGAGAGGTTATCGCTCGAGCCGAGATCATTTGATGAACGGCGAACTTCTGCTACAAGGTCTGAAATTGGGAGAAACACAACAGGTCGTGACGCCCTCCGGCTAGGCTCAGTGGGCTTCCACTTGAGAGTTGTCTTAGCCAAAGTATGACGAGTGCACGCGTCTATTAGAGCATTAGCCGACTCTTGATATGCGATCAAGGCTACTAAAGGATGATGGTTGTCTAGGAAAGGCTCTTCATCAATGGACGCCCTCAAGGTCTTGCTATCTCCTAGAAGCCAGAGCAACGTCTCTGCTAGCCTTGTTGTCCTTCCTCGTCCTATCTGGATGCGCCCTGCAAGCTCACCCATCTCGGCTTCGTACTGGGCTAGTAAACCTTCTAGCTCTGTATTTCTCCTAGCGATCTTCTGGCATGTTCCGATCAGCTCGGTATAAGTGATAGACATAGTCTCAGGGAATAGTCGTCTATTTTTCTCGTGGTTTCTGGAGAAGGCTCTTGTCTTATTCGTTTTTAAAAGATTCACTATCCAAACAAGTAATGTTACATGACAAAGAAGCAAGGCAGTATACAATTACATACAAGAGAGGCTGGGAGGCCAAAGCACTATGAGAAGACAATGGCAGTAGATCAATGAGTATCTCTTTTACAAGACATTGGCCTTCTTCTTACCCTTCTGTTTCCTTACAACAATTGCGTGGGACGAGCTCTCTTGGATAGTGCCTGCTGTCGAACTAGCATCGTCGTCCAGAGGAGTGAGACCTAAACCAAAGGAATGCATCTCAGAGTCGAGCGAAGCTAGTGGTATGTAGTTCATTGCATTCAACTGAGCATCGACTTCATCTGAGACCCCAGCCATGGTAGAGACCAGATCTGAGACCTGTTCTGCCATATCGTATATAATAGCCTCGTAGAAGGATGAGACAGATGATAAAGCATTTGTCAGCTGGTCAACTGAGGCATCTGCCGGCGAGACCTCGGGGGACAACATCAAGTACTGATCATCTCCTTTAGAGAACCAGGCTAAGGTACCAATGTCCTCAAATATCTCTTTGGCTCTAACTGTGTGCTCATTGATTGCCCTTCGTACAGTCTGCTTTTCTTCCTCAAGGTCTTTGAGTGCCTCCACGAAGAGTTTTCCTCGGGATGTGAAGGAGGATATCAGCGCCTGGTGGCTTGCAGCCTTATGCTTGTAGCTGTTAGTGTGAGGCATAGTAGGAGGAGGAGGTGAGATTGTAATCTTCGTTTTTTTCTCATAACTTATACACGGCTGAAACATTCTCAGACTAGAGATGACATCACATATTTCTCGCTATCTTACAGACACTCATAGGTCATCAACAGACAAAAACCCAGCTAATCATACACCAGAACAAGGAGAGATCATGATTGCCACGAGACACTCATGTTGCTACAAGCCCTATCTCATCAGAAATTAAGTGCTACCTGCTCCTCTTCTTCGGCTACAGTCTCCTCCTCTTCCTCCTCTTCTTGATCCTCAGCATAGATCTCATCCCTAAGTCTGAGGAAGTCTGTATACACAGTATCAAATCTATCTTCGACTGTGTACTGAGAGAGAGAAGGATGATCTGGCAACAAGGCATTGTAAGCAACCCATAGCAGAGGAGACATGGTGTCCCTCTTTCCTATGTCTAGCTTGTCACCGTGAAGGACCTTGGTATAAGGCATCAACTCCTTGTCAATCATAGCTACTCCCGCACTATTCTTCCTGATGATCCCTCTATCATCCCGTAGAGGAGGACACATTTGAATCATCTGCGAGACTGCAGAATTGAATGCCGACACCGACGAGGTTAGAGACGAGATACGCGTGGCCCATGGATACTTCGTGAGGAACTCCGATATCAAGGCGATGTGGGAATGATCGCTCCATTTCATGAGCCTGACTGTCAGAAACACCGCTTCGTCTGTAGCTGGAGCATTTAGGGAGGCAATCCTGCAGACATAGGAGAAGATCACCAGGCGCGAACTCGGTAACCGAACCCAGCTATTGTTGATCATCTGGAACGCATGAGCGGTTGGAGCCAGTCTAGTTGCAATACTAGGGACATCAGTGCTCGTCCAACGATACTTAAGAAGGGCTGCTTCTGGCCGCGCCACCTTGAGTGCCCTCTCGCCTTGGCGCCCAGCATCCTTGGACACAGCAAACAGGACGATCCCCAGATAAGCATACATCTCGAGGATGTCATGCTGTTGCTCAATGAGATGTGGGATATAGGTGTAGCCCCTTGGAAATATATCTCCAGGGACAGCCTTCATGAGATTCACCCTATTGGCCTCAGCCACAGTATACTGCATCGGGCTCTCGCCCTGGCACCACTCGTACCATGCAGTGAGCTCGTCCATCTCATCTTGTCCTAGCTCCTGGATGTACACCTCCGATCGGTCCACGGAGTCAATGAGATGACGATAGAGTAAGGCCATCAGGCTCAACAACCATGAACTCCACCGTTTAGGGTTTGTATCATCTGTGTTTGTTGCTGCCACATTTAGGTACCTAAAAAAGGCCCACTTCTGATCCAAGGTCGCTTTTTCGGGGAGGACATATGCGACTGTCGCATCCCTAATACTAGCCGCAGAAGGGGCTGCTCTACCAGTGGCAGGAGGAGCATCAGCAAGGATCCTCATAACCTTCTCACTTGCCCCGGCCTGATCAGCGGAGCGTTTGTTAATCTGCTCCCTTGCAAGCTGAGCGATCGAAAGAGGGCGAGTCGTACGTCTAGATCTTGTAGGCTGGCTCATAGTGAAAGAATTTCGTTTTTTTCTCATAAGCTATACGACATATGAAGCAAGGAATCAGCCCTTTAGAAGGTGCAATATAAGTACAAAATCATAGCTCTCAAGGAACAGAGAGGAACAAAAGGAGAATAACCGAGTACAGAGAACGTGCAATCATGAAGAGTGAAGCTTACTGAGCCTCAAAGGATAGGAAGGATCAATAAATGTCAGATATCAAGGAACCTTTCTTCTTAGATCCCTCGGTCTTTAATCCTCGCTTAGAGGTGCTAGGAGCTCCGCGAAGTTTAGTCTCCTGGTGAGCTCTCCCTGTAGAAGGGAAAGTCACAGGTTCCTTTTCCTTCTGAGGCGCCTTATTCCTCATTGCTCTCGCGGCGGCCTTCTCCTCAACCCTTTTCTTGATCGCCTCAGCAGGGGAGAGTGCGTGGGCAGTACGAGCCCAAGTGGATTCGTCGGGAGTCTCCTCAACTAGGTCGATCAACTGGTCAGGGACATCTGGACCGTACATCGGAGGAGTATTAGACCTAGATGAGGACTCCTCTGCTGCCTTCCTAGCTGCGTTCAAGAACTTGTTGCACTCGGATGCAACAATTGACTCCAAGCTATTCTTAACATAAGCCGCTAAAGCTTGAACTTCATCCAAGGTCGTTGTATTGAACTCGGTTTGAGAACGCTGTAGATCTTCGATGTCGGCCTTGAGTTCAGCGTACTGAGAGGCTGTAGTATTAGATAGGGTATTGAACCTAGAGGTCAAGTTACGAATCGAGACGTCATTTGCCCTATTGGTGGTATCAATCACAGCTAGCTTGGACTCAATATCCCGCAAAGTGGTGTGGTCCCCAGCTGAATGAATCGATTCAGCCCTCTTCTTCCCCTTCTCCTTTCGCGGGAGATTCACCGAAGGGGACTCAGGCTCTTTCTCGATCCCCGGAAGTTGGGCGGCTTCAATCACCTGATCTGCACTTATCTCTCCGAGAAATGCAGTTATCTCACCAGTCATTGATTATGATTCAGGATACAAGTGAGAGGAAAGATCTTATTGTCTCACAGGTAATGCATAGGTCTACCCGACAGCAGAAAACATA